ATGTAAGTACCATCCCAAACATAACCGCTTTCAATTATGGTTGTACCTGTTGTTAAATTAATTCCTTTAGCATTTAAAAAAGTAGGTACGTCCTTATTTTCATAAACATAACTAAAGCTTTTACCAACAATTTCGCTATCTATACCATCAACACCTGTAAAATCAACTATTTCAAATATTCTCTCTGTTGTACCGAATAACTGTAAAGATAAATCAAAAATACTTTGACCTTGTTTGATTGTAACACTTTTTAGAGGTATAATATCACTTGTAACAACCGATTTAAAGCCACTCCTTATAATCGGCTCATAGTATATTTCTATACCCTGTAAATCAGTATCATCAATACCCACTAAGCTACTGTTCCATCCAATTAGATTAAACACATAAGAAGCGTCTCCAAATAATTTAGTGGATACATCAATTAATGTTTCGCCGTATGTTATTGTATAGTAACTCATAATATCCTTTCAGCATCTATTGTGTATTCAGTCAAATCGTTTGGGTTTAGTTTTATTGAATTAACCTTAAAACCATCGCTAATTAATTTAACTGTCATCTCTCGTTTTAACGTATCTTGTTGACCGCTAGATTTTAAATAGTTAATTATACCAACACCTTGTAATGGGTATTGTTTCCAGTTCCCTAACCATGTATTTATAACTAATATTTGATGCTGCAAATCACTTTCTGATACTGCAAAATCTCCATTTTTAAATAACAAATCGTAATTGTTATTTTCGTCTAAAATTATGTCCTTAACTTGTGCCATGTTTTACAGTTGTATTTTCGTATAATGTTTTATTAAATGTACTCAATGTCGCAGGCGTATAAGTTCCTCCACCAGCAACTATACCTGCAGCTATTAAAACCAATTGAGCCTGTAGCTCACTTACTAATAAATTTAATTTAGTTGTTAGCTCTGTTATCTTGATTAAACCGCCATTTATATCTCCATTCAATTGTATCTCGTCAACTTCGCTAAACATACTTACATAACCTGTATATTTATTTAGCATTGTAACAATAACAACGCTACCATCTTTAGGCGTAATGAATAAACCAGTATTGTTATTAGCCATTAATCGAACGTTTGTTAAAACAGCTCCACCATCAATAGGCTTGCAATTGCATAGTTTAGTTAAAATATTAACATCACTTACGTTACAAACAATAGAATAAACCTCGTCGTTTTTATCTGATAAGGATTGTATTGCCTTTCTTATATCTTCGTTTACACTCATTATACTTTTCTAATCATTAACGGTCTACCTAATACATCAGTTTTAGCTATATTTGTGTTTGTACCTACTTTTATATCTAATTCTAACTCCTGTTTATAAGCCTCTTCAACATTAAAGATGCGCCTTACAGACTTAACGGTATAATTTCCGTTTCGTTCTGGTAATTTCACGCTTGTTATTTTAGCTATATCCCCATGTCGCATATAAGGTTCTCCAAATGTTCTAACCGTACCAACATAGCCTGTATATCTAACTTCATTTAATTTTAATGTAGCATACGCTTTTAAATCTGATTCACTTGTATTATAAACGTGAAAAGTTTTTTGTGCCCCATCACTATCCCCTACTTCAACCTCTATTTTACTATTATCCATTTGCATTGATATAGCGACAACTTTCATGCTTAAATCTTCTGCGATTTGATACTTTAATTCATCTTCATTTATTATATTCTCTTCAAAGGCAAACTCCTCTGTGTTTGTTTGACTCGCATCGCTTGGCAAACCAACGTGCAATTTTAAACCTTTAAAATAGCTATAAAATCCGTATGTCTTTTTTAACTCATCTAGTATTTGTGGTATGCTTGATTTAGTTGCTCTGAACTGACCTAAATTCACATCAGGACATTCAAATTCATGGTCAGGCAAACAATAATCTAATAACTCATATAGTGTAATTGGGTCACTTACAACTATTGGTTTCTTTAATAACTTACCTTGGGGGTATTTTTTTGAAGGCTTACCATGCGTAATAGTTCCAGTCTTCTCTGGGTATGTTATTTTAGTGTTTTTCAAAATAAACATCTCATCTTCGCATAATATTTCAATGGGTACGTTTGAACCTATCTCTGTAATGTATCCCTCGAATACAGTTCTTAATTTAGGGTTATAACCTAATTCAATTTTAACTTTATCATGTCTTTTAAATAAAGCATTATCGCCAAAGAATATATTTCGACCATTCATTGAAACTTTACGAGGTAATGTAATTCTAGCGGTATCAGTAAAATCTTCAAAGCTAGATTTAATTTCAATACTTTCGCAAAAGTCAAAAACAACATCCTTACCGTATGTCATACTTACCTTGTCATATTGATTAAAGGTTATTTTGCTAATTAGTCTAAGCATTTGATTTTATCTCATAAGGCGTTTCTTGTAAACATTGAATTTCAAAGTCAACCACGTTTCTAGTTCCCTCTCTCTGTGATTTTGAATGGCTAGTTATTACAACTGTGTTAACACCTAAGTCATTTAGGAAATTACAAACTATTTCAATCTCTCCGTTAAAGTTACAATAATTCTCTAGCTTTTTTACCTCATCAATAGGGCGCTTATTTGAGTATTTACCTACAATTGTACCCTTAATACTTATTTGATAATCATCATCACTAACATACTCTTTTACCGTTCCGTTACGCCCCTGTATTTTTGTGAGTACAATGTTTTTATTTTTATTAACTGATATTAAAGCTGTTATTAAAGTTAAATTAGTCGCATTTACTAATCCTTGCGGGTTATCCTTATCGAACAACTGAGTATTATTACCTGCTGGATTTTTAAAAGTAATACTATCAAAAACAGGCATACCACTCATATTACCTATGTAGCCATCGAAGTCTCTTGCATCTAGTTTTTCTTCATCTTTGGTATCAACATCAACTTTATAAAATTTAGGTTTAATCAATGCTAGACCAGCACCTTTCAAAATCATTTTAGCTTCCCCTATTACCTCTTGTGTAACTGGTATAATAAAATTTTTGTCCATTATCTAGTAATATAGTTTACGTCGTTTACAGCTTCTAGTAACGCTTTAGCAATCTCTTCCTTAATCTTCATTGTACCCTCTGTTAATGTAGACGCCGTTAATTTTAATTCGTGTACTAATTCATTAATATTTATAATCAAACTTTGTGGACGAGTACCAACAACGTCGATACCTGTTCCTATTGATTTACTTTCTTTTGTTGTTTTTACAGGGTTACCGTTTTCATCTAGTTTATTAGCCTTTGCTGCAGGGGTGTTTAACACATCTAAACTTCCTTTTAATCCGTTTATAAAATAATCAAAAATAGCTAATCTTTTATCGTAATTTTCTTTTGAACCTTTACCTGATGCAAATAATTTACTTTCTTTTATTTTAGCCGCATACATTAGTCCCATTTGAGAACTTATGGCTTCTGATGTGTTTTTTTCGCTAGCAAAATCACTCATTTTAGTTAAGTCTCTAACTAAATTACGTTGACCTCTTAACTCTGTATTTCCAAAAACTCCACGAACTTGCTCCCAAAAACCAGCTCCCTTTAATTTTTTATCTTTAAAGGCTTCATCCATTTTGTTAGAGTTCTCAATAACCTTACCTATTTCGCTAATCATTCCATTAGCCATATTAATAGTGCTTGCTATAATCCCAGTTTGTGATTTGCCTATACTAACAAGCAATCTGTCCCAAGAGTCGCCCATGTTTGATATTTGACCGCCCACTGTTTTAGACTGCTCATCCATCATACCAAAGAATTGACCTCCAGCGCCAGTCATTGTTTTAAAAGCAGTCTCTATATCTTTAAAGCTAATCTTTCCAGCACTAGCCAAGTCGTATATCTTATCCTCTGTTACTTTAAATTTTTTAGCTAATATTGGCAATAGGTTTATACCTCTATTCGTAAATTGATACAAGTCCTTAGTCATCGCTTTACCCTGCGTTCTTAGTGTACCGTATAAATAAGCGACATCTCCAATATTATTACCCGTCGCTGCTGATACGTCCCCTAGTGTTTTAATTGTGTCAACAACTTCGCCAGCTCTAAAACCATAGGCTAATAATTTTTTTGTGCTGTCTTGAACATCAGTTAAACTAAAAGGAGTAGTTGCAGCTAAACTAGATAATTGATTTTCTAGTGCCCTAGTAGCGTTTACATTTCTACCTAACAATACATTTAATGAAGCGTGAAAATACTCGTAGTTAACTAAAGCGTCTTTTACCTTG